TGTGACTTAGTAGCGTGGCTAGGTGTACGTTTAGGTTTATTAAATCCAGATACTCCTGCTCTTGCAAGTCTTGGGTCTTTCTTTGTCGCCATTATCTATCCTCTGGGCCTAGCACTCGTTGTAACATTTTTTCTAATGTTTCTAATCTATAGGACAAAACATCTAAGTTATCTATAATCATAGCCATGTCATCTCTGTCACGTTTAAGCATTGCAACATCGCTTGATATACTACTAGCCCACCACACTGCGGTAGTTGTTTGGACTATTAAAAATATAACAGCACTAATTAAGTATGGTGGTATTGTCATTACGCCTCCGAAGGAAATATAGGATTAGGATTAATACTTAAAGATGTACCGTTAGATTGTCCTGCCCATATAATGCAAGCCTCTTCCTTATCCTTTAAGTTCTTAGTGATAACTAATGTAGACGTAGTTTTACTTTCATTAACAAACAAAATAAATGTTGTGGTCATATCTAAATGACTCATAACTACTGGCGCTTCAAGGTACTTGTCACGAAGCAAATCCATCATAGCAATAAATCCTTCAGTGCAACCAAGGTTCATCTTAATTTGTTTTTCGTACATACCTTCAGGCATTTGATCTTGCGCTTTAACCAGTACAGGAGCCATAATAATAAGCATAACAAAAGTAAATGCTGCTATAGTTGCTAATAAATATTTAATATGATTCATGATCTCTGTCCCATCGGGTCTGTAACCTCCTGTCTTTGTACTTGCTCAAGCAGTTCATACAGAACTTTTACTCTATCATTCTGACCATTACGAGCAGACCATTTGATAGCGCCTTTAAGAGCGGCTATATCTTTCTTAAGATTCTTATTCATAATGTAACGATTGCGCCCTAAATCTACATCAAACACTGTACCGCCAGAGAAGAACCTTACCCATCTTGCAACTTCAGGAGCATCAATAGTATTTTCACGCAACGCACCCATACCACCGTATGCTCTAGTAGATTGTAGTCTACCAAGATCATCCTTCATCCTTTCGCCAAACACACCCGCAGGATTAAGCCTATTAATCTCGGTTAAAGGTACTAATGTTTGTGCTAAATGATTAAGTCTTGGAGGTAATGATACACCTAAAAAATCCTTAGACTCACCAGTAAACATAGGTTGCTTGGCTATCTTACTTTTTCTAAACGTATCATAGTTAGCAAGTATTTCAAGAGGCGCTTTAATTAAAGGACTCCCCATCTCAGCAAGCAATGGTGCGGGTTTAATTAACCTTTGAAGATCAGCCATTGGAACTACATTTAATAATGTAAAGGCTTCAATAACTCCTTTAGATTCTTTACCTAAGAATACAGGAACTCTGTCTCCCCAGAATGCACCGTAATCAGAGTAGTCTAAGTCTCCAGTCTCATGCTCAAACTGTTGTTTAGCAATGGCTATTTTTTCTGCCCTTTGCGGGTTAAGCACAAGATGTTTAAGTTGAGCAGGAATATTCTTGCGAGTCCAAGTATAAAAAGGCATTAACCTTTTAAGCGCATCTCTTTCAAACTTAGATACATCACCATAATCAAACAAAGATGCTTTAACTTGGTCAGCCGCAACGTCCATGTTTATTTCTTCTTTAGTGTAAGGTCTTTTATAAGTAACTAAATTACCTTTTTTATCTCTACGCATTTCAGTTTTTAAATACTGTTTACTTCTTGCTTTAGACAAAGGAACAAAAGTTCCATCAGGTGTAAGCCATTCAAAATTTTTAGGGTTCTTTTTAATTTGTCTTAAAGTATTTATAAATACAGCAAACCTAGCGTTACCCTCAATGGTTCCACCAAGAGCAAACCCTGCTTGTACAGCAGGATTCTCTGCTCCGAGAGTTCTAGAAAGTTTACTGCCTATTCCTGCCGCGGCCTCTCTTGCTCTCTCTACATCTCTAATATTATCAGCGGTATAATGACCTGCTTGCACTCCTCTACTAGCCGCCATGTCATAAATTTGTTTCATGGAATAACCAGTAGCCATATAATTAGGCTTAGTCCACTCAGCATTATTTATATTTTTTGTTTTACCGACAGGAATGTTTTGACCTTTAAGATTTTTAACAACACTTTCTTTTATTTTATTGTTACCTTTAAACCTAGCATAGTATTGTAGTTTAGCCGCACTACCAAATACACTAATTGCTTCAGGTATGTTTGATCCTAAACCAGTAATAGTATAAGCATTAAGAATGTTACCCACGGCATTACGAGAGTGGTAAGCAGGGCGAACGCCAAGAGTCCAAGCCTTCCATGAGTTTTGTACATTGTCATACATCCTTAAGAATTTTTTTAGTTCTGTTTCGCCAACAACATCTCCTGCCATCAAACTAATGTGGTCTTCGATCTGTCTTGCTACTTGTTTAGGAGCGTAAAACTTTAGTTTAGAACTTTCTCTTAAAGTTTTTCTGGCTTCGTTTGCTATATCACCTGCCTTAACATATTCTTTTCCAAGGTCTTTTAAAGTATCATCAGTGATCCTAACTCTTGGAGAACCTAGTGAAGGCGTACCTCTAGGCAGATCAAGAAAGATTCCTTTCTTCTGTAATTCTTCGTCAAATACTCTACGCCATTCCTGATCTAATACCTCGTCAGATTCATACTTAGGATTAATACCTTTAACTTCTTTAAAGTCTTTAGGGTTGCCCTCGAATGCTTCAGTAGTGTATTGATTATACGCTGATGGATTGGTTGCTTTGTAACCTTCTCCTGCATCGACTGTCCGAACACGTTCAAGATAGTTTCCTGTTTCATCTTGAGTAACCCATTTTCCAATTCCTTTTTCAGGAACATACAAATTGTCTGTAGTTTTACCTATAGTAGCAGGATAGTTGTCAGTGATTTCATCTATAAACCATTTACGCTGTATCGCTCTGTTCTGTCTTGACCATCTCATACCAAGAGCAACGAATGGGCTTTCCTGAAAAAACTTAGGAGCCTCTGAAAGTAAAGGAGCCTGTTCAAAACTTTTGTCAAGAGGATTTTGTCTTCTACCTTGGCTAGATACTTGAGCCGCCATATCTTTAGCCATTACTTTATTAAACTCTGTAGTGGTAAGTTCTGCTAACTGCCTTTCTCTAGGAGTTCTGTATCCTCCTCCAAGCCTAACACCTTCACCCCATTCATCAACCGTAAACCCAAGGCCGTCGTCTTTACTGTCTAATAATTTTCTTCCCGCAGGAGTTATTTGTCGTGGGAAATAACCTCTACTTTTAATTGTTGTAATAGGCATACCATATGCTTTAGACACATCAACAAGATTCTTCATTCTTAGTTCCCAATCAGAAAGAAGTTTAACACCTTCTCCTCCTAACTCATTAGCAACCTTTTCTGATAAAGGTACTAAGTCACCATAGACTCCTTCTTTAATTAACTCTTCTGTTTTAGGGTCAACAAGAGCGTTTTCAATAACTGTTTTAGGACGCTCCATTGCATCTCTAAAAGTTGCCTCTAATTTTGACGAGGATATGCCAGTTTCTTTTGCTCTTTCCTTAAAGAACTTTGTTAAAGATGGTAAGGCTTCAGCAGTTTCTTTTTCAAATCCTTTTAAAAGTTGATCTGCCTGATTAGAAACTCCTTTAATTCTTTTACCTTCACCCATAGGTACGTTAAACATTCTAGCAAGATCAGGAACACCTAATTGCGATTCACCCGGAAGTTTATAGTCCGCTATTTTAGTCCCGGCTTTCTTTAAAACTTCTGTTGCGCCAGTTGTTTCTCCAGTTTTCTTTATACCTCTACCTAAAGCGCGAACAGCACCCGCTCCTACATAAGTAAGAGGATCAGTAGCAACGTCACCTGCAAACCCTAGCACACCTTTAGTAAATGGACTAAGGTTATCAGGCAACATATCTTGGGTTCTTACTTCGTCTTCCCCAGTCCATCCTGATTTAAATCCTTTAAACATTCCTTCATTTGGAGTCAAGTCTACACCACCTAGAGCAGAATATATTTCACTGCCTAGTTTACTTTCTCTTGCTCCAACCTTTAAAGCCTGTGCAGGACGCTCAAGTAAAGCAAGATAATCTAAAAGACCTTTCTCGTCACTACCTCTTTCTGGTATTTTAGTATCATACTTTTTCTTAAGGTTGTTTAGTAGAAGTCTTTGTTGCTCTACTTTTGGGCGTTGAAGGAATGAGTCAGGAACCTGCGCGGTAAATTCTTTACCACGAAAATCAAATTTAATATCTGGCATTAGTCTTTAATTATTATTTCGTCATCACTCATAGCCATTGAACCATCTAGTCCTTGCAACATTCTAGCCGCCATCTCTTGAAGGTCTGCGTCAGACTTAACTTCAAAGCCTGAGTAAATCTCAGGAACTTTAACAACCTCTGTTTTAATAAGAAATGCAAGTTGATTAATAGCGTCTTGTTGGTTCCCTGCATCATATGCTTGTTTGAGTTCTAATACTCTAAGGTGATCTTTACTATACATATCAGTTAATTTAGGTTGATTACGTGCATAGTCTGCGGCGGCTTCAGCCTGAGTCTTTTCAATAGCAAGTTGATGACCACTGACTTCTGATGCAAACGCAGGAGTACCACCCGATCTAATAATTCTATCGTAAATAACTTTAGCATCATCAGGAAGAGTACCATCTTTATTTTTTATACCGTCAATAATTCTAGCCTGACGTACATTATTCTTCTGCAAAGCATCCGCCTTAAGAAAAGAAAGAGCATCTTCTACATAAGTATTTTCAGCACTAGGGTTATGAGCCTTAAGAATAGCGCCTTGCATTAATACCTTCTTTAATACCTTGGCATTCCTTGCTTCCATTTTAAGAGAGTATTCAAGGTTGCTTTCTAGATCGCTTGAAGGACTCCAGTTATCAGCAATAGGTGTTCGTCCTCTAACCTGTGGCATAGCAGGGTTAAGACCTTGACCTCCTGTTCTTACTTGTTGATCTACTTCATTACCTCCAAACATTTCACCAAGAAGCAATGCTCCTGCACCTGCCGCAGTTCCTGTTCTACCATAACTTAATGGCAAGTCTTTTGTTGCAATATCAGCGTATGGGCCTGTTTTTTTATTCCCACCTTTTTTTAATATTCTAGGAACATAAGGAGCCGCTGTAGTTGCCGCTCTTCCTAGCAATGGGCCTAAACCGAAAAATGCCGCCATTATATTCTCCTATGCAAAAGGTAAATCAACAAATGACCTATTACCTCCACCAAAGGCAGAGCCGTATGGTGTTGGAGGTGGGCCACCTTGAGCACCTGCCATTAAACTAGATAAAAACATTGCGTCAAGAAATCCAAACTCATCTTCTTCTTCTGGTTGGCTACTACCAACAGGTGTAGGCATATCACCATATCCTGCTACATTAGGGCCACCTGCTCTAGATGCAGGGCCAGTTGCTTGTACTCCTCCGTATACCGCTGTTCTTGGATTCATCAACAAAGACCGATTAACTTGCCCGCTAGTAGGCATTCCACCCTTACCAAATTGAGGAGTAAAATTAGGAGGAACTATAGGAGGCGATAAAGGTGGAAATAACACATCTGTCAGTGAAGGTATATCTCCTTGCGAAAGTAAAGCGTTTGCTTTTGCCGCTTCTTTTTGCGCTATTATTCTTGGGTCATCTTCGGGAAGCATTGTTGGGTCTGCTCTACCAAAGAAAAAATCTCCCCAATTAAACCGTCCCGGATATTCTGGTTTACTAAACTCTGCCATATTATTCTCCTAAATATTACGATACCGCGCCGCCAAAGAGTGCCGCACCCATTGGCCCGCCAAGTGCCATACCTGCTCCACCTGCTAACGCAGTAACAAGAGGATTAGGCCCGGCAGGGCCAGTAGCAGTAACATTACTACCATAGTCACCAGAAATAGCGGCAAGGTAATTCTGCAATCCAATCGTAGGCAGTTGAGATTCATAAGCGTATTTATCCATAGCACTCTGTATTCCTTTCTGTTCCATAGCCTGACGTTGCTGACCAACAGCATCCATTGCTCCAAAGGTAGACAAAGGTGCAGACATAATTGTTGGATACTGACCAAGATAACTTGTTCCAACACCTGCTCCTGCCGCTCCTTGTTGCTGACCAAACTGTTGCGCTCCAAGACCCATCTGTGCCGCGTCCATCCTACGACTCTGTGCTTGGTTGTACGCATCAAACTCTGCTTTAGCAAGGTTATCACTAATGTTCTGTTGAGCAGACGCTATAGCGTTAGCCTGAACAATGTCACCTCTAGTGCTTCCTCCCGGCTGATACTGTACAAGGGATGATCTAATCTCCGGTAATACATTACCAGTTAACTGACTCATTGCTTGGTTTCTATAAGCATCTGCTAATGGATCAAATGTAGAAGCATCTACCTCACCGCTAAGAAGTGTGTTATACTGTGACTCACTAAACGGAGTAAGACCTGCGTACTGTGCGCTAGTCTGTGGGCCTCTTAAAGAAGCACCATAATCCATTAAGTCTCTACCGTATCCAAGTCCTTGTAACTGTGTAGTTTCTGCACCTGCTTGAAGGTTTGCAGTTCTAGGGCCAGTAGCATAAGATAATGTTCCAGTTTGAGCCGCTTGTGTAGCAGGATCAAATGGAGCAATACGCGTACTATCATAATAACTAGGAGTCATTTTGCCTGTACTGTATAAATCCTCTGCCCTTTTAAACCCTGTTTCTAAATAGGGCTTTTGCTCGTCCCACGGTTCTGTACGCGTGGTTTGTGTTTGACTTCCTCCTGACATATATTGCTCCTATTCTTTTATTAACTTAACACCAACAAGGATTGGATTACTAGCACTTGGCATTCCTTCAGGGTAATATGGATAGTAATCAAATGCTGTCATATCTTCTTCATAAGAACCTGTGTCTGTCCATGCGCCATCTTTAGGGCTGTAAGTATATTTAGGATAGACATATTTGTATCCTTCGACAGAAGGCATTGGTAAACCTGATGATGGAGAACCTGTAGTTGGCCCTGAAGCAGTTGACACAAAGTCTGTACTCCAACGTGGCGTTCTATCAGGTGTGAATCCAAACTTTCCTGTAAACCCGCCTAACTCAAGAAGTCCCGGAACGCTAGACAATGATGATCTAGCCATTCCTTCAGCACTCATAGGGCTGTAATCTGCCGCTAATAGTCCCGGTGCTAATGGTTGTGATATAGGTGTTACTGCCATTTGTCTTTAATATCCTTTGTTATGACTGAGTATTCGTGATCCCAGTCTAGTTTTTTTGCTAACCCTTTTCTTGTCCATGCTTCTAAAGCAGAACACTCTCTTCTTATTGCAAATCCTTCAATAACTTCTTCAAAACTTTTCCAATACTCATAGTCGTGACCATTCTTAGTAGCAAATGTAATCACTCTTAATAGTTTTTTTCTTGGGTATGTAACAATTTCTGTAGTACCTGCACAAAATATCTCGCCATCTTTTAACCCTACCCATAAGGTTTGTTGTTCTGTCATTACCATTCTTCTAACATCTTGAGAAAGAAGTTCTCCGTTAGAATAACTTAATGCTATATCAATTAAAGGCTCTACATCTTCCCATATATAATCTATATCGTTAGGGTCAACAATAAGAAGTATAGGCTTGTCTTTAGGTATAGGTACTGGCTCAGATATTAAAGTTTTGTCCATGCTGTTCCATTAAATAAGTATACGCCTTCACCACTGCCCGGATTCCAATCAGTTCCATCAGCATATCTAATGTCACCTGCTCTAGGACGTTGTGGCTCTTCATGTATTCTTTCTAATCTAAATGTAGCCTGATTATAAAGAATGCCTCCAAGACGTTTTAACTCTGTTACAAGGTATATACCAAGGTCTTCTACACTCTCAGGTAAAGGGCCGGGTTCATATAGCGTAACACTTTTCTGCACTCTATCAGTGTAAGTTGGCATTAGTAAGACCTTGATCCTCTGGTTCCGACGTTCTTAACGTCAATAGCATAACCGTCTAACTCCCAATCCATGTCAGTAGTAGACTCAAACTTAACAGCGTATAACTTGCCAGTACCTCTTACAGATACTTTAGACTGAGTGTTGGGGTTAAATGTAGTCGGAGCATTCCATGTAATACCTTCTTCAGTAGACATAGAAGTACCAAGATATACATTAATTGCATTGTCTGCACTAATAGACATCTTAGGATATATAGCACTAATTCTTTTTACTGAGTGCTGATCTGGAGTTCCTTGTTCATTTAATGTAAGACCACTTCTTTCTATGTAAGAGTTCATATTAGTGGTATCTTCTTTGTTTCCAGAGTTATCTCTATATAACTTAGGTGTACCTGCAACAGTGCTAGGATCAGAAAACAAAAGAACTTTATCTTGAAGATCATAACTCATAGTCCAAGGGCCAGTTGCTTCATCCCATGATCCAGTAGTTGTTGACCAAGTAGTTGCTCTGACAGGGTTTCCTACGTTTCCGTAACCAATGTGAGCAACGTCAGGCAAATCTCTAATAGTAAAAGTGTTAGTAATATAATTCCATACTACCGCTTTATTAGGTTGTTCAGTAGATGCGCCGTCAGCAGTAAAACAAAATAGTATCTCTGTTCTTCCGTAGTCAGCCACAACAAAACATTTATTAGTTTGCTGTCCATCAATAGACTGGAACACATACTCTTTAAGTTTCATTGGAAGGATTGGTTTAATCCTTTGACCATCGTTAATATAAAAGTTACCCTTACCAAAAATAGCATGACCACCATCAAACTCTGCAACACAGTTCTTAGATATAGCACCAATCGTAGGAGATAACTGACGAAACGAAAAGATAAATGGTGTACCTACAAACGTCATAGAATACACAGCATCTTCTTTATATATCATAAAGGAATCTCTTAACTGTAATCCGTCTAAGATATCTCCTTTAGTGTCTGCAAGTTCATATTCACCTGCGTCTACAGTGCTACTTGTTTCATTCCATGATGTAGGAAGAGTTTGAGTAGCCGCTTCTGTACTCCACTTAACAACTCTAGGAAAGTTAACGCCATCCTTGGTTATATTAAGGGCTATTAAAAATGATCTAAATGCTCTTAAAGATTTACACTTTGTGTCTATAACTACTTCAGCATTATCTAAATGAGATGCCGCCGCAGTTCCGTTTGCTCCTCTAACACACCCTGTAAATGCTGTAGCAGTTATACCAGTATAAGTAATCTCTTCTGAGCCTATAGTAATTTGACCTGCACTAGGAAAGTCTGCTGTGCTGTCAACATCAATATGATTTACATGATCGTTAATAGCGCCGTCTAATAGTGTAAGGCTAGGCCAGTTAGTCAAGTCTTGCATAAGTTGACTAGACAAAGGTTTGCCATCTGTTAATGCCCAATACTGAGGATCATCAAAGTTGTTAGTCATAACAAGAACGCCACCAATAATAGTAGCAGTCCAGTTTTCATCGGCAGTAGCATTGTATGCTCCACTAGCCCTAGTAATGTTATACCATTTAGATGACCTAGTTACGGTATCTCCATCACTATGAGAAGCCGCTGAAGTACTGTCAGCACCTCTAGTGCAACCAGTAAACGTAGTAGATGTTTTACCTGTATACGTTATATTTTCTTCGCCTATAGTAATAGTTCCTGAAGACTCAAACCCTGTAGTGCTTGCAACCGTTACAGTGGTTACTGAAGAATTTATACTTCCATTAAGAGTTGTTGATGAACCTGTATTATCATAAGCGTATATAGCCGCAAGACCACCAACAACCCAAAACTCTGGATTACCAAGGGTTATTTGCGTAATAAAAAATGGAGCAATAGGACAAGTAGCCATAACCTCTGAGTAACCCGGACACTTTTTAATTGATCCTTCTTCTGTCTTTATATTGTTACCATCAGACCAGACATTAGGAGGCAGGTTCCAAGAACTTTTTTCCTTTACTATTCCGACCTGACCTACATTGTCTATATTAATCAAGGCCATTAAATATACCTAACGTGTAAAGGATCAGCCTCCGCATCAGGTGATTCAGGCCAACCCCAATATGTTTTGTCTACTGTGCGATTAATTGTTTCAGTTTCATCAGATACAGTTGTTACGCCTTCATCATCAGTAACTTCAATTCTTCGTTCTTCTTGCACCGCATGATTCTGAAAGTTACGGACAGCATCTACAGAAGCAAACGCTTCAATGCCTGACTCAAGACTGTTACCATAAGCGCGTACTTCATTACGGTATGTAGTCCACTCAGAAGACATAGCAGTTTCACTGTCGATAGACCTGATAACTCTCCAGTCAGAAGGAGCAAGCAACGCACCTGTGTTTGCCTGAACTTTTCTAATAAGGTCTTCTTTTAAAAGTTCAACATCTTTTTCAGTAGTTGCGTAAGAGATTACATACTCTCCATCAACTAACTCATATGTTTCTGAACCAGTGTCAAAGTACCTGCTATCTACAGATTCAACACGAGCAGGATAAAAACCTATTCCCGCTAGTTCTTGTTTGCTCCATGCTGTAAATATATTAGCAGGATGCTGTATGCCATCGACCGTTAAAGCGCGAGGCGTCTTGATTGTTCCTATTGTTTCGCTATACCACATAGTTACCTCGCGTTAGATGTCTTGAATGGTGATTCGGCAAAGGCCAAATAAAGATAATTACTATTAAGTAGATTTACTTTGTCGCTATTGTCTCTAATTTTAAAGCCATTAGAAACAAAATCTACAATAGCATGGTTGGTTATTTCAGCGCCATTCGTGTTTGGATTTAGTTTTCTTGTTACAATATTGTATGAATCTCGTTTGTTATCTACGATAATCCAGTCATCACTTCTATCTGCGGCTTTAATCATAAGGAAAGCAGGTTTAAAATCCATGTAAATAAATGGCCCGTCAGGAGCATCGTTTCCAACGTAACTACCTACTTTGCTGTAGCCGTCTACTGAATGGAAGCAGTACATAATAATTGTTCCAGAGCCGTTTGCTTTGTTATCAGACCCTAGAGTTACTACTGTTGAGGATGGTGATGTATTGTTCCAATAAGTTGTATGAGTTCCCGACGCAGAATTTTCATTCAAAAATAATGCCTTCGTATTCCCCAAAGGTTCAGAAAACACTAACCAAGAGTCTGCATTTGTTCTCTCTTTTGCAATAACTAATTCTGGTGCTTGAGATAACCCATGACCAACAGTTGCTCCTGCTGTCGAGTTTCCGGTATAACTGACTATCGAAAAACCCGCATTAGTATTTGCACTAACCGATGACGTTATAGACCCATCACCATTGGATGCAGCAGTGCCTCCTGCTTTCCAGTTCCATG